TCCGCGAGTCTTACGATCTTCAAACGCCTCTTGGAGACCAACTTTATTTTTTGTTCCTTTAGTTCGAACACCCGGATAAGCCGAAAACACATTGTCTGAGCTGTCTCCTCGCATACACTTTTCGAAAAGTAACCACTCCGGATCGGGAATTGTTTTAGCTTCTTTAGTTTTTTTATCAATGACCGGTTTACCTTTGGCATCTAAGATTCCTTCTATGGTGATTAGCTCATCTGTAATACCGTTGTATTGTTTGACATTGGGTGCTATTAATTGAACGAAGTCGGTATCGCTACTGATAATAATATGTTCATCTTGGGGATGTAATGCAATCCAGCGAGCAATAATATCGTCGCCTTCTGCTGTTGGACATCTCACGACTGAGCAATTGGTCCTTTCAGCCAAGTATTTAGTCAGATTATCATAAGTTTCCCAAAACATTTTATCTTCTTCTGCTTGGGCTTCGGTCAAGGCCGCACGGGCTACAGCACGGTTATTTTTGTAGGGTTTGTAGTAGTCTTTGCGCCAACTGCGTCCTTCTAGTGCAAAAACCACATGATCTGCTTCAAAGCGCCGGGCTACTTTGTTGGCACTCATCAGGGTCACATGGAGGGCAAATCCAATTTTCTCCCACGTGTCAGCGGCGCGAAAAGCACCGTGTCTAGCACGAAAGAACATATTAGCCGTATCAATAAGAACATATTTCATACTGCTAGTATAACAGAAGTTGTCTATATTGTCAAACGAATACGGTTTGCAAATGCGGGATCAATACCTTTCTGGTCCATCTCAAATGCCCGTAATGGCTGGGATGAAAATTATCAATATCTATTAGATTATATCTGACAGAAAAATGGTACGGGTCATTAATTTCGGTTACCATTGAATTTAATCGTTGTTGTGCTGATTTTGGTAAATGTTTTCTTATATCAAAAGAGTCAGTTCCGCCTACTTCTCCGCGCTGTGGTTCTTTTAGATTTATAAAGTTTAAAAACAAAAACTTATAGTTTAGAGATTTTAAATATTGATAAGTTTTTGCGATATAAAGATAATTTTCTATAGCTCTTGATTCATTATTTTTTGCAGTTGATAATTTTTTCAATTCATCCGCGATACCATTTCTATTGGGTTCTGGAAAAATTTCACCTGCATTCCTAATTGACGACATTACATTTTTACTATAATAAAATGGAGATGACTGATTGTTTACGTTTTCTTTAGGGAATATATAATCATCTCTGTCATGCCCAGACCACATTACTATTATCAAACTATCAGCCGGATCCGGTTGATCTATTTCCAACGCCCAAATTAACGAATTTGATATATGGCTGTTGCCAGCACCGGGTAAACTGGTATCTAATACTTGATCAAAACCACCAAGATCTCTAAGGAAATACGGCCAAGTGACTGCCGCTGTATCAGTACCGTTATAAGTAAAACTGCATCCACTGACTATTAAATTCTTAATACCAAAATCATGAACAGTGTTGAGTTGTTTTTTAATATTTCGAGTTTTAAATATCATACAAACCGATTGGACATTAGGTGTTTGAGCAGGTGTTTGAACCACCAACTATGCCCATCTCGTCCATAATGATATGAATCGGGTATGACTGTTTGGATTCCTGCAGCCTGTAATTGAGCATGATAAGTGCTGGCTGGATCGTACGGTCCAATATAATTGAGCCCCCAATCTTTTTGATCTGTAACTGAACTAAAATCGTTGTTGCCGTTAAAGAACACATGAGGAATATTTTGTGCCAAAAGTTCTTGATGAAATGCCCAAATATCGCTGTGTGCTTGTTGAGTTTTAGCTCGCCAATCAAGCCCGATTATATAGTTACGATATCTTTCTTGTGCTTCCTGTGGAACTTGATCAATGCCACTGCCATTGACTTGATATGTGACACCATTGTATTCCCATTCTTCTCGTTCCCATGTTGACCATTGAATAACAACTAAAATATTTTGTAGGTTATTTTTTTGTTTTGCAATCCAAGCACGGGTAGTTCTTAGTATTCTGGCATTCGAACTGGCACTTTCGGCTTCGCATTGAAATCCAGCGTTAAGTGCAAGACTTAATAGTTTGCCCCAGGTGACTTGAAGATTTTCTGGATGTGGCAGGCGCCCTAGGTAATATAATTTAGGATCGTCTTCAGCAAATGCATGAGCATTTACCGCTTCGGCGCCAGCAGTATGGCTGTCACCATTGACATACAAAATCATAGAACAAATTTTCGAGCATGGAGACTTAATTCAGTACCCCAGGCCGCTTGAGCAGCAGCACCGTAGTGATATGAGTCGCCTTCGTTTGCCAAGATATTGTTTGATTCAAACCATTTGGCCATACACCCGTCAGCATCGTAGGGCTTGTAAAAGTTTCCATGCCAGTCTTGTTGATCGGCGATAGTGTTAAAATTGTTATAGGTAGTCCAAAACAGGTGTGGTACGCCACGTTCGCGTAATTTTAAATGCATGGCATAAATTCTGTCGTGCCACAACTGTGTCATTTTACGATAGTATTCACCGGTTAACGTTGTTTTCCATTGATTGAATCTAGCTTTCATTGGTTCGGGCATGCCAAAGTCTGGACCACCGCATACACTGATGTTGTTGTAGAGCCAAGGCCATTCTTCACGTTCAAAACTGGTCCAGCCAATGAACAACATTGTGTTGGGTTCCCATCTTTCATCTGCTAAAAAATAGTCTATATGATTTTCAATCCAGTAGTTACTGGCACCATTTTTGGCCCAGCAACTGAATGATTCAGCAAACTGCCGGCTGAATACCACAATCATGTTGTCGGTGTCTACCGGTTGCTCTGACTCGGTGCAAGCAGGATATAGATTGCTATCTCCAATGGCCAGGATCATGATACTTCTGACCTTCCATCACCAATGTTGCGTGACTTGACCACACGATCTCGCTCAGGATCCATGGCCTTGTATTGCTCGTATGTTTCCAATACAATATTACGACATACCGCAGTGAACCATCGATCAACGATGTCACTGTCGGTATCTTTGGGATTCATTTGATAGCCGGCGCGAACAAGATTGGCCACAAACTTATCATTCCAATCCAGTTCAAACGCACCATTTTGCATGTTGGTAGGATCAACTTCCATACTGAGAATGGTCACGTAAGGATCGCCTTTTTCTGTGGCCAATTCTTTGGCAGTTTTTTCCGCCTTCTTGGGTTTGGCTTCAGATTTAGGCGCCTCTACAAATGGCTTCTTCTTGAAGCGATCAAATAGTCCCATTGTATTCCTTGTTAGGTTCTTGTGTTGCCGTAATGCATTACAGCAATGCCTGGCATGTCAAATGGTAACTTGCGCCACGGATCAACCATGATACTGCCGGGTTCGATTTTGCAGTATGGTTGTGTATCGGGTGTGTTGCCGGTATATTCGTAAGTGATCTTTCTATTGTGTGCCCATAAAAATATTGCAGGCCCGTCGATGGTATCCAAGCAATGGGTGCGATCATCAGCTAAGGGATCAACATAGACCACAGGCAAACCAGCTTCTCGAATATAAAATCCTACCAAGGTGCTGTAACTACCGATACAGTATTCGACGTCGGGCTTGTAGGCCTTGCCATGAATCACAATTGGCAGACTATGTCGTTGCGCTTGATCAACCAGGAACAAGGCCAAGTTTTTTGCCTGGATCTCTCTAGCATGCATCACAGTATCAAACAGGTCGTAGCCAATATCATATTCTTCTGCCAACCAACGCAAGGCAATGTTATCACGTGGATGGCAAGCACCAGCGTCACCCATACCTGCTGTCATATATTTAGGACCCATGATACGCATGGTGCTACGGGCCAAAGCATTGGTCACAACATCCACATTGATATTGCCAATCTTCATAGCAAAGTCCTGGATCATGTTGACCAGTCCGACTTTGGCACTGATGAATGTATTGTAGAAGATCTTGATAGCTTCACACTCGTCCCAAGTACCAATTTCATAACGTGGATTATTCTGCATTATGGTTTCATACAGATCGTGTAGTTCCCCAGCAACACCTGTTAGGCTGCCATCTTCGGTGCCTAGCATAATCATCTCAGGATTGACCATATCCCACTTAACACTGCCCATGGCAATCAAATAAGGATTGTAAACAAACTGATGTTTAGTATCTAGCAAAGGAACAAACTTGTTGCGAGTTGTTCCTGGTAACACTGTAGAAATTAGCACTACTTTTTTAGAGCTTGTAGCGTATTGATTTACCTTGTTAATGGCATCAATTACTGCATCATGCCCAAAGTCCTTGGGAGTCATATGACTTGACGGAACTGATCCATCGTAACCTTCAGCATGTGGAGTAGGAACAGCAATAAAAATCCATTCGCTTTCGTTGACCACTTCGCTGATGTCACATACTTTTACCGTATTGCTGACTCGTGGGTGAATGTCGTACCCACGAACTTCGTGCTTTTCAGCAAATACTTCTGCACAGTCCAAGCCCAGCTTGCCGATGCCAATAAATCCTATTTTTTTCATGTAAGTCCTTAAAGATAAATGATATAGTAATTTATCCGTGTTTCAAGTGATGATTAAGATTTCTTGAACACAGGAATAGGGTTCATTTTATGTAGGCTACGGGCACGGATAGTACGATATTTTTTTAAGATATCTTGCATAGATGGACTATCTGTTATTAGCTCGCCTGTGTCCATACGCATAGCGGCTTCTAACTCAACATATTTAAGTCCGCCTAGTTGATCTTGGTCTGTGCGGCCATCATCCCATAAGCCATCTGTGGGCGGCGCATCGATAATTTCTTGTAACACGCCTAGCTCACGACCCATTTGCCATACTTCGGTTTTGTAGCAGTCAGCAATAGGACTTATGTCTACACCACCGTCGCCATATTTGGTATAAAATCCCACACCAAAATCTTCTACTTTGTTACCGGTGCCTACCACAATGCCATTGACACTTTGAGCAATTTGATACAAGGTGACCATACGCAAGCGACTACGGCTGTTGGCTAACCCTAACAAATTTGGATAGGTAGCAAGTCGCTGTTCAAAATCATCAAAGGTAGAAGTTAGATCAATGATTTCGTGACGCACATTATCGAAGTGCTGTGCTAACCAAAGACCTTGACGCATACTGAGATCGTGTAGCTCAGGACGTTGGCGTATGGGCATGGTCACAGCAAATGTGTTGAGGCCGGTTCTGGCACACAGCGCACTGACCACAGCCGAATCGATACCACCCGAAATACCCACCACTAGAGATTTTATACCAGCTTGTTGGGCGTAGTCTCGAATCCAATCGGTAATACGATCTTGTAACGGTGCAGATGTCAATCTATCTTCGGTGGTAAATGTTGTCATACTTTTCCTTACTTAACTAAATGTTGTGCTAGTACCATCAAGCTCAACCATACCCACATGGTATTAAATCCTACTAATGTTGGTAAAAACTTTCTATTACTTGCCCAAATAAGTGTTAGGCTAGTGGCCAAGGTTAAAAAATACAACCACCATAGTTGAATACCAAACACCAATCCTGGAATAATGATAATGGCCTTGGCCAACCAACTGACAAACTCTACTGTGTTGTAGTCAGTCCAGTATTCACGTGTAAACCACATGCCGTAACATTCTCGCACTTTGTTCCAACCAATGTGAGTATAACTCACACCAATTAGGATTGCCCATACACCCACTGCCGCTACAATTTGTATTGTTGTCATTTTGTTTCCTTTTTAAATTTTTAATTTGACCCATAATTCGTAATATGGATCGTATCGCCATCCTGGCGGAGGATCTAATGGATTATATAACTCTGGATGTGTTTGCGGAGTCGTTTTAGGAGCATGCCTTTGTTGATACTCTCGAACAATCATTGATCTGGTATTTTCATCAGTATACTGATCAGCATACATGCTTTCTATCAATTTTTCAAATTCCATATTAAATGTTCAATTCTTTCGTGGTATCTAAACTCAAGCACTGTATCTCCTGGTCCTGTCCACATTGCTATACCTTCATACACATAACATAACCACAACCAGCGACCAGTTAAGGCACTACGTTTTGGTCGCCATAAAAATCTCAAACGCCAAACAGCACGATCTCGAAACGGCTCATCCGTCCAATCCATTCCGGGTATTGGCACAATCAAGTGCCCCACTCGTTTTTAAACAATGGAACTTGTAAACGATCGCTGTAACGAAGTCCGTGTTTCATTGCCAACAATGCTACATTACGATTGTTCATTGCGTATACCGTTTCCACACCGCCTACTGGCATTAGATAAACATGTCCTTCGAATCCTGCTGTACGATAAGCGGCAATGGCGCACTCGGCATCAGCAAAGTCTTGTTCTGTGGCAATTACAAATTTCAAATATGCTGTGCCATATTCTTCATAGTCACAAACTACCTTGGGCAAGATAGCTTCTTCCCACTTTTCTCCACTGCATGGCAGTTTGGCACTGACACTAAATGTAATCTCTCGCCAAAAGTTATGTTCATGATGGTGTGCCCAGGTATGCAAATACGAAGCAAACTCTTCGGATATCTCTTGAGTACCATTTGTTTCAAATGTAATCTCTTTAAGTCCCTGCATCTTAGGATGACTCAACAAATCTGGATAAGCACGTTGCCAACCCAGCAATGGTTCACCACCAGTAATGACAAGATGTTCATCACGCCATTCACCATGCGGAAGTATTTCCATGATGCGTTCTACAATGGCATCGGTTGTAAGCACGGGACTTAGATTTTTAAAATCAGGATGCCAGCTAGCGTAACTGTCACAACCCGTACTAACTAAAGGTAAATCTTCATATTTGCTATATAGATGTGCAACCTCACCAAGCTCTTCGGCTTCCGTGCTCAACTCGCCACGCGGCATACCAAATCCAGCACATTTAAAGTTGCATCCAAAGGTACGTAAGAACACACTGGGTACACCCATGTAGCGTCCTTCGCCTTGTACCGAATAGAATAGTTCTGCTATTTTTAATTTACTCATTGTTAACCTTTAATGGAATGCCTCTGAACATGTATTGCACGGAATTGTCTAGTAGAAATGATTTATCAAAAAAAGTGAAGTGTTGATTGAATTCTTCTGAAGTTAGTTCAAAATGATCAATGGGTTCTTTGCTAGTAGCAATGGCCCGTTTCATTTCATCTAACAAACTGGGTTTTTTATAATGTATTTTCATCGCCACCAATCCTCCCAAGGAAAAACAATCCACACATCTTCTTCAGCTTTATTTAGATCAATTGCTGAATAACTAATTTTTAATTCACTCTTGCTGGCTTCGTTGTCTACTAGGGTAGCAACACGAACATTATTGCCCCACACTTCTTCCCAGCGTTTGTCGTTGGGCAAACACCCACTAGGCCAATCATTTTTGATCCAGTTTAGTGTAGCACCCGAATCGTTGATATCATCAACAATAAGGATTTTCTTTCGTCCATTGCCCGAACACATAGGATCATGCATGACATAACCAAATGCATCCTCGGCCATCCATAGATTGCTTTCTGGTCCGTGTTCACTATCACGCAAACTTACTTTAAGACATTCCATTGGAACTTCTAAGTATTGACTAATAAGGGTAGCAGGCACTAGCCCACCACGTGTAAGTCCAACTACATAGTCGGGTCGCCAGGCATCACGTTGCAATTGACGTAGGATTTCTTGTGTTTGAGCTTCAATCTCCTGCCAAGAATAGTAGATTTTCTTCATATGCTATTATACAATATTAATCAGAGTTTGTCAATTATCTTGCAAGCCATTTGGGGTTGTTCTGAAACCAATTAACTGTTTGAGTTAACCGTTTTTCATAGGAGTCAGGTGCTTGCCAACCTAGCGTGTATAGTCGGCTAGGATCAACACTAAAGCACAAGTCGTGACCGGGTCGATCAACTGGAACCAATTGATAGGATAATTCACGACCCATTACCTGTGCAATCTGTTGGGCAAATTCAAGATTATTGATAAATTTATCTCCGGCACTGTTCCATTTTTCACAACGAGCGGATTGTGTTTCTAATATAAATCTGGTATGGCTGGCCACATCTCCAGCATAGAACCAACGACGCCCACCAATTAATTCACTAGGCCCTACATGTATGTCCAAGGTTTCGTTGTTGAGTAATTTTCGTATAATAATCACCGGCAACCGATTGCTTTGGCAACGTGGACCAAAGGTATTGTTAATGTGTATAATACTAACAGGAACATCAAATGAATTGGCATAGGCTAGGCAAAGTTCTTCACCGGCGGCTTTGCTGGCCGCATAAGGACTGTTGCTGTTGTAGGCATCAGTTACTTGGCTGTCTTGACCAATGGGCACAGGACCATACACTTCTCCTGAACTATAGTAGACAAATCGGTCAACACCGGTGTGGCGAGCGTGTTCCAACAAGTTTAGTGTGCCCAACACATTGTCCATAATGGATGCAGTAGGGTCGCTCAAGCTATCAGCGGCGCTGGGATTGGCTCCTGCATGTAATACAATATCAGCTTTTGGAAGATTAGCACAAGTATTTTTAATATCGTGTTCAATGATTTCGATATCATTGACAAATTCTTCTAATCTAATCATGTTGGTA